CGAGTTTTAGGTCGGTTTCGTTTTTACTTTTTACCCACGCTTTAGGGACTAATCTTTTTAACAATTTCCATACAATATCCTTGGCCATACGATAACTAGGTGCGCAGTAAAAGTATGTTTCTCCGGGGCGTTCTATCGCTCCACGCAATAATTCGACGCAGGATAAGTAGCTTTTGCCGAAGCGGCGACCGGCGACGAGGACGCGGAAGCGCTTGCGGGAGTTGAAGACTTCGCCTTGGGCGTGGCGGAGGCTAACGGTGTTGTCGCTCATACGCTTTTACCGGGATTACGGTTCTGTGTAGCCCACAGGGGGCGCGTGTTTGTGTATCGGAAGCACTCTGCTACCTGAACGGGGTCTGTTAGATCGAAGTTTTTGCACGGACGGATGTGGTCTATGTGCCAGGTTCCCCAGTTGTCCCAGCTCATGCCGGGTTCCCATAACTGTTCAATGTAGTACATGTACTTTTCGACGGTGCAGCCCAGTAAATCCGAGACTCTGGTGCAGCGATGTCTGGATCCGTTTAGTCGGCTGCGGATAGTGCGGTTGATGCGGCTGCGCAGACGTGTGCCAGTGTCCTTCTCGCGGTGTTTCTGTCTGTTCAGCTTGCGGCAGGTTTCGCACTTGCCTCCCAAATAGCTCTTTCCCCCTGCTGTGAACCGGCACCAGCGGCGTACGTCAACGTGGCCGTTACGGCAAGGCTCGCCGGTGAAGAAAAATGGCGTGTTTAGTGCTTCGGCCTCTTCGGCAGTCTTTGGGTACATGCGTCTGTTTCGTGCCCTAGCTATATCGTAGCGTATTTTTTGGGCACGGCACATAGAGGACGTTGGAAACTCAACCCCCTACCCCCCTGTTACATAGTAGAGAGAATTTGGAATGTAGGTGTAAGTTCCCTAGGCCCCACCACATCATCACAGAATCGCAACCTCACCCCCGTGTGATAGTGCAATAACACAGAATCGTTGTATCGCAGTGACACAAAAGGCCGGCGGTGCGATGCCGGCCTGATGGGGTTAGCGACTAGCGGCCGAGCACGAGCAACCGCCACTCCGCCTGGCCGCGTCCGCTGGACTCGCAGCGTGCCAGTCGTTGGCTGTTGTCGGCGCCCATAGCTAGGACGCCGGCGCCGATCAGTAGCAGCGCCAGGGTATGGGTGCGCGTCATGCTGCGTTCTCCTGCGGGTTTAGCGCAGCAGTCAGACTGCTAAGGATATCGGCCAAGATGCGAGCTTGAGTCTCGCTACGGTCTGAACTAGTGGCAAGATTGCGCACGAAATAGGAGACTGCGCGCAGTAGCTCGTCCGTGTCGACGTCAGAGACCTCTAGCGTCCGGTCAGCCGTCTCGTTGATCTGTATGCGGGTCTTGCCGCGCCAGTCATTCAGTGAGACCCGGTCGGTGCACGCCAGGGTAACGTAGGTTGCCTGTTTGGTTTCCATGGTTTTTGGTTTCGGTGCGGTCTGGGTTGCCGCTTGTGAGTAACAGTAGACCGGATTAGCCCGGGATCGCCGGGCATGTTGCAAAGCTTAACGCTAGGGGATATTGCGACCTACGGATACGGTCAGCTGACCGGGCCACTCCACGGGCTTAAGCGGCAGGAATGGGTGAGACTCACGGCCGGGGCCCTGATAATGCAAACTAGATTCTTGGAGATACCAAACGTGCTTGTTTTGGTAGATTCCGAAGCGCGACCATCCGCCGTTAATGTAGTTTGAGAAGTAAGCCAGCAAAGCGTTAAGCCTGCTTTTAGTGGTTGCGGTTTGGTATCCGCAATCCCGGAAAGTTACAGTCTCGCCGGTGCGGTTGTACGTGCAAATTTTGCTGCCATGTAGGCGAACATGTACCAACATTTCATAGCCCGGCGTCAAGTACATTCCGCAGTGCTCAAGTTCGATTGTCGTATTGTCGCGCGACCAAATAATGCCGGAGCGATTCACGTTGATTGTGCGCAAGACGTCAACCATTGCGCGTTCAATTTTCCTTGCCATGGATTGTGGCGATCAGGGCTCAACCGTCATAGGACGGATTCCAGCCGCCAGTCAATACTGTTACAAATAAGTATATCTTATGACAGCGGTAGCCTAGGGTCTGGGGGGATAGGTGGAGAATCTACCTTAAAACACTAGCGTTATACTGTGACACTGTAGTTACGCTGTGGCGTTGTGCCGCATTAGCGCACCAGAGCGCACACGCGCGTGTGTATGAATGGCATGAATGGCAGTTATGAATGGCATGAATGGCATGAATGGCAGTTATGAATGGCGCTTATCTTCAACCGTGATGTTAAGCGTGGGGGCTGCGGCTGCCTGTTGCTCTGGCGCAGCCTCGCCAATCACCGCGCCCATATCTTTGAGCAGGATCGCCACGGTCTGCAGCTGACCCTTGGTGAGCGCCTTGCGCACTGCTGCTAGGCGCAATGCCTGGATTTGGTTCAGCAGATCGCCTCTCGTGGCAACTTGCTCCGCTGATAGAAGCTTTTGTGCACGCGTGTAGTCATCGTCCGCTGTCCTGACAGACACGCCGAAGCGATCCGCTAGGCGCTGAGTGATCTGCCGACGCGTGCCACCGTTAAGGATCTCCGCATAACACCAGTTCTCCCGTTCTTCCATCCGCACGCTTGCGCCTTTACCGCCACGCCAACGTTTGGTGGGATCGTTGCCCACCGTTAGCGGTTCATTCTTCACAGCTTCCGGCGCAACATCCGGCGCCACGTTGTTAGCTTCCGGTGCGTCCGACATTGTTAGAATCCCTGGCCGTTTGATTCAATCTTAGGCCAGCACACAAAAAAGCGGCCCCGTAAGGCCGCAGATGCGCGAGCACAGCGAGCGCTCAAGCCTCCAGAAGTGCACGGGATACGGTCAACCAGTAGTACGCTTCCGCGTCATGGCCACGACCCACAATCTGTAGGTCGGTTTCGTAGGGCCAGGAATCTAGGAGAGCCTGCGCGGCTGCCTGATGGTTCGCCTCTGAGCTAAGCGCGTGATCCCACGCCAGCGCCTTACGCCACGGCTGGCAGTTGGAGCGGCTGGAATCGCGGCGATGGGTGGCAACCACACGGGAGCCACGATGATTTGTAGGGCCTAGGTAACGGGTGATAATCACCGGCCCCATCAGTAGAGAGTCTGTTTGCATTGGTGAGCCTTGGTTGGGGTTCTCGTGTTCAACAGTAAGCCAAGACGGGCCAGCCGTCAAGCGTGCCAGGGTTTGCGATTTTGCTCGGCCACTACCTGTTGCCACTCCGGCAGGGTTTGGCGGCGAAAATCCTGCCGTAGCAGTGTGAACCGCTGGCCGGTACGCTCCAAATGCTCCACCCATCGGGCAAGCGTGGCCGATACCTTGCGAGCGTTGCCGCTGCTGAAATTTTGCGAGCCCCAGCAGCCCACAGAATCGTGCCAAGTAAGAATTGTGAGCTGCGCAGCTTGCGCCGACTTGCGCTGGTAGATCAGCTTGCGAGGCGGGAAGGTTCGGGCCATTGGGATCGTCTCCCTAGGTGTTCGCCCGGAATCCTAGCCCGCGTGCCAGCCATCTCCTGCCGTTACTGTTGCACAACTTAACGTGGCTGACAGGCGGTGTTGGCGGTGTTAATGTCACAGGGTATCCCTTAAGCCGAACCCCGGCAGGATCGCACCATGACGACACAATCGCGCAGCCTCCGGCTTGCCGATCAGCTCAGCTCCAGCCCCTACAGCTGGCCCGGCGGTTACCCTCTGTTCGGCGTCTTCCATGACGGCGGGGCTTGCTGCCACCGTTGCGCCAAGGCTGAGCGCTCCAGCATCGGCACCACGACCGGCACCGATGGGTGGGCTCTGGTGGCGCTGGAGGCTAACTGGGAGGATCCAGCCCTCTACTGCGACCATTGCGGCGAGCGAATCGAATCTGCCTACGCGGAGCCGGAAGCATGACCGGCGGAGAGTGGACGACAAAGGGGCGCCAGCGCGAAGCGCGGGAAGCGGAGCGGGAAGCGCTCAGGCTTGAGAAGCGCCACCTGCGCGACCTTAGGTGGGCGGTTGAGCGCTCCAGGATCGAGACTTCCGATTGGGCCGACCTTTTAACGCTCCAGCAAGCACACGGCAAGGAGGGTCCGCTCCAGCTGTGGCGGGAACTTGTGCCGTACTGGCGAGACTGCCAGCGAGTGAACGGCGGAGCTGACGTACCCCCCTCGCTTTTTCCACAAGCTACGGGAATTTTTCCGCGCGACGCGGCAGAAGCCCCACGCTCCAGGCAAAAGCCCGGCAAGGGGGCACCACGCAAGCAACGCTCGGATGCCGGCAAGGCGCAACCATCCCGGAAGCGCTCCAGCTGATACGCTCCAGCCGCTACCCGCTAGCCTCCAGGGTTCACGCTCTGGGGGCTAGTACATCAGAACTACCTACCTACCTACCTAGCCTGTCTCTCCTGTCCCGGATAGAGTCTCGCACCGTACCATCAGGCTCCAGGTCCCCAGCCATCAGGTACAGCCCCTTCAGTGCCAGGAACGCTCCAGCAAGAATCAGTGCTGTAGCCGTGAGACTCATGAGACTCACCCTTGAATGGCGAAAAAGGAGCCAGTGAATGGCCCCCGTGAAGTATTGGGTGAATGGTCGTTCCAGGTAATACTTGAAGGGTCAATAAACGGGATTTATTGAGATTATGAATGACGGATAATTAGGCTTCACGCTGAAGCTTGGTTTTCGAGGGCCGCAAGGCCCGAGAAGTAGCGTTCCACCCGATCCATGTAAGCAGTCTCAGCTCTCTTAAGATCGTCCGCGTCTAGTGAATGGGTTTGCGGGGCTCCACAGCGACGTGCCAGCACGATGATCGCTCCAGAGGCTTGTAAGCCTGTTAAATGTCGCAAACCAAGGCTGTATGCACCGCATTGGTGTACATATGAATGGGACGCGTCAAGGTTTTTGCGATTTACTGACGTTTTCCAGTCCGTGACAATCAAACCTGAATGACCTTTGAGTGTTAGCAAGGCGTCTGCCGTACCAGCAAAACCTGCGGGGTGGTGAATGGAGAACTCCGAGGCGAAAATTTCGGTGACGTTTTCAGCGATCCAGTCAGATAAACCTCGTGCGTAACCTTTGGCGCTGAAACCTACGGGGGGAACGTTGGGGCGTACCCTTTTGAGTGCCCATTGGGTGATGGGGGCGGGGATGCGCGCCAGTCCTTGATCGTCCCAGCGAATAGCGTTGCGTTTGTTTGCTGTATTACGGGCTAATTGTTGGGCAGTTTTTAATAGATACTCTGCTTGATTGTGCGCCATGTTGCCTCTTGTGGCGGCAATGTTGCGCTGTTGTGTAGCTTCAACTGGGCCGAGGCGTTGCTCCCAACGTACCAGCCCGCTTGTGTCGCTTGTTTCTTTCAGGATGCGGGTGACGCTGTGGTAGATCGTGCCAGCTTGGTCTCGGTAGATCCTGCCGCCGGGGTCGGAGGTGTCGTCGCGTTCCAGGTTCCAACGCCTTAAACCCGCAAGGGTGTCTTGTGTATTAGGCATTGGATACTCTTTCCCACTTAAGAACATAGCAGCAAAAAAGCCCCCGGTAAAGGGGGCCTTGAAAATTTGATCGGGGTATCAGGCAGCCTTGAAAGGGTTAGACCCCTCAATCAGGCGGCTGATGTCAAAACCATCTGCCTTAGCTTCAAGCCAGCTGGCGTCGATGTGCTCTTGGCTCCCTTTCTTGCGGGGAACAGGACGGACGGTGTACTCAGTCAAAAGACCGGAGCCTTTCTTGCTAACAGTGAAGTCCCACGCCAACAGTTCGGAGTAATCCTCCATTTGACTGATCTGATCCAGCTCTTTGATGATCGACTTTTGAGTGATCTGGAGCACTTGGACTTTGCCGGAATCGTATGTAAATACGGGAAGGGCAATGAAAAATTTGACGTCTACTGTTCCAGGGCCGCCACGGCCTTCGCGGGGCTCAAAATCACCCATCTCCGCAATTACGTCCTCGTAGGTGGGTTCTTCGAGGAAACGGAACGGCTTGTTGGTGCCGTTGGCAGAACCCCAAACTTCGTACCCTTCGAGAGGTTCGTCGCTGAGCAGCGCAAAACGCACCGAGCCACCGTCAGGCAACTTCGATAGCGATAGGTAGCCACCGCCCGTACCAGAGCCGGAAACGGCGGCGGAGGCAGCTTTTGAGAGGAGAGCCATGATGCTTTGTGTCTTGGGATGGTCGGCTTCGCGCCAACGTGTATGACACTAACACGGTCTTGACCGGCTGGCTACCATGAGAAAACGCCCCACGGCCAGAAGGCTGCGGGGCGTAGCGAACATTCTCGTGTGAGAGTCTAACATGTCTCAAGGTAAGACGCAGGAGCTGCTGGCTTTTGTGCGCCAGCTGCCGGTGGGGTTTGCGTATGCCCCGATTTATGCCAAGGGGCAACAGCTTCCTTCGGGTCCGATCAGTAAGGGGAAGACGCCGACAAAGCAGGCGCTGGACAACGTGATGACGCCTGCAGACGTGGCGCTGCAGATCGAGCGCAAGCCGGATGTGTTCCAGGCGGTCGGCGTTTTTACCGGCGGTCGCAGTAAGGGACTTGTGATTCTCGATGTGGATCGGAATCTCAGTCGTCTCAAAAAGAAGTGGGGGGAGTCCTTGGAGGGTGCCCCAGTCATCACTTCGACCAAGGCCAATGCGGCGAAGTACCTGTTCCGCATCCCAGAGGCTCTGTGGGGCTCTGTGCAGGGCTTTGGGTTGTCGGATACAGGATCGGGTTACGAGGTGCTCTGGGGCCGTCAGGGCGTCATCTACGGGGCTTATCCGGGCTCCAGTGATGGGAAGGCTCCGGCTGGGCAGTACGGCTTTGAAGGCGACCTGGAGGCGATTCCAGAGGCTCCTGATTGGCTGATCGCGGAGATGAAGGAGCGGGCCGGTAAGGGCGTGGAGGATGCCGGCTTTATCCGCAATCGCAAGGCGCTGGATTTCTCCGATCGAGACCCCGCCGAAGTGGCTGAGATCATCCAGTCGGCCTTGAAGGTCATCCCGGGGCAGGGAGCTGGCAGCCGGGATCACTGGGTGAAGGTGGGGATGGCGATCCACTCGGAGTTGCCGACTGACCTTGGTTTG